AACGGGCTGGCATAGCCTCTGTGCCAGCCAGACGCGCTTGATTTGCCAGGTGCGCCAGGCATCCATCAATGCAGCACGGCTGGCGGAATAGGAAGCGTTGAAGGCTTTGGCCAGCACCTCCTTAGGGATCCCTAGGCCCATGCTGCAGATATTCAGCATCGCCCCAAAGAATGGGTCGAAGTTTGGATTTGGGCGGCCAGGAGTTGGGCTGACAATGCTTTCGCCTGGCATCAGGTTCACGGCCCGGCCGCTTTCGATCGTGCCGTCCCAATTAGCCGCGGCCAACATCCTTTGTCGTTCTTGATCGCTAAAAATAGTCGAGTCTGAAAACGCCTCTGGGTCCATTTGCATAAACAGCGCCAGCGCTGCGCTGTTCACCGCCGCGTCCACTTCGGCGTCGGTGTACCGGGTTATCTGTTTGATTGTCGCAATAATCGGGGCCAAAATCGGCAGCCCACGGGTTTGGCCGGGGCGCTTCATCTCCTTGAGATGCAACACATTGCGACGGCCAGAACTGCCCCGGTACGGGATCCGTTCCCATGTGTTGGCGGTTCGAGGGATTAGCCGGCCTGGGTGGTAGCGAGAAACTTGAATCGCCACTGGCTCGCCGTCGTCATCACGCTCTACGCCATCAATCAGCGTGGGGGTATTCATCCGTCCATCTGGATTGCTGACCCGATCAGCCTCAACAATCTGCATTGTCAGCCGAAACGGCCAATCCTCGCGGCCCTTATCGCCGAGCAGTACAAACACATCACCGCTGGAATCGTGCGAACGCAACGCCAGCTGCTGCTGCTCATAGAAACAAAGCTCGCCATGGCGATCGGCATACTGCGATTTTGCCCACATTGCAAACCGCCGCTCAGTCATGCTCTGCCATTCGCTGGCCTGTTCATCCGACAGGCCCAGCTCCTTGGCATCTATTCGGCTTTGCAGGCTAAGGCCGGTGCCAACAATGTGCGAAACCCTAGTCTCGATTGCCCCAGTCGCTACCGGTGCGGTTCGCTCCAGATCTCTGGAGAATGCCCGCAGGTCGGCCAGCTCGTATTCGGCCTCACCGTCTGCATCCAGTAACTGTGGACGCCAGTTGGCAAACCGCGGCGATCGGGCCATCCTGCTGGTACCGGTCATGCCGCCAAACGCCATCATCCCGCCATGGCCCAGGCGGTCAAGGTCGCCGGGCAGGGCCTGAGCTACTGGGCGGTTCTTGCTGTTGCGGCGCTTTGCCATCAGAAGTTAGGCCTAGGGGTGAATCCCCGGCCACGGCCATTGGCCCGACTGCTCAGCTCCTGCACCCTGCGATCCCATATCTGAATTCCCGCCTGCACTTCTGCAAGGTCTGCACGCTTCAGGGTTCGGCCGCCAATTGTTTTTTCCTGGCCGGCCAGAATCTTCAGCTCCGCATCGAGATAATCCTCTAGCCGCGCCGTGGCGGTTGCGAGCGTGATACCTGCCATGGCCTGCATCATACTCACCCAAACCGCCCACCAGTGCCAAACCTGTCACCCCCTCCCGTCCCCGGCGCCTGGGTGCCCAGGGTGCGGGCGAGCTGGGCCCACATGGTGCCAGCTGCGTAGTTGCGTTTCACCAGCTCCAACATCCCCAAGATGTAGACCTCCAAATCCAACGGCTCGTTTCGGGCCCCCTTCTCATTCCGCCATTCAGACTGCTCAAAACCTCTGCTGTCAATTGTGGTTACAAGTTTCTCGCAAGTTAAACCCTTAAAGTATTCATCTTTTGCATTTTGCCCAAAGTGCATAAATCCCGGCCCTGGTTGCTCAATGTTTAACCTTCCATAGATAGTTCGCTTTAACGTATGCGTGTTTATCATGTAAAGAGTAACTCCCTTTTTTATCTTGCGACCGCGTAAATTTACGTCTTGCCTTGTGCCATCGCCAAGGGTTTTTGCTTTCTTGTCGCTGCCGCCTTTGACTGCTACCACTCCCTCATTGACCCTTTGGCGGCAGTAGTCATAGGCTTCATGCGTAAAGTGGCCCCCAGTGTCAACCGCTGTTTTGTGAACGGTCATGGTAGCGCCGCTTGCATGATTAAATACAGTCTTTCGAATAACGTCGATCTGCTTCCATACTTTGTCTTCTGCTGGATTTCCATATACCTTTTCGTGCCATATCAGCCAGCTTTCCTCGCCCACCCCAAAGCCCTTGACCTTGATCTCTAGCCAGGTGTCTTGTACGTCAACCGCCGCCAGCAACAGCAACACCCCATCTGGACAGAACCCGCTCGGATACGGGTTTGCTGCGGCTCGCTGCATCAGGCCATCGGGGCTCACCTTTGCCGTTGCAGGATCCTCCCAGGCCTCGGCTGCCCGCTTGTTCACCCAGCCCTTCAGGAGCAGGGTGTCATTTTTGGCACGCAGAAATTCATCTCGGATCTTCTCCCAGCTCAGCCACCCATAGGGGGCATACCAGCCAGGCAAGTGGAACCCTGCCGTCTCGCCATCGCCCTTGGCGGTAGCTCCCCACACCCCCCCGGCCAGCATCGCCACCTTGTGGTGCTGCGCCAGGCGCTCACCGCACGCCGGGCACTTGCACCAAACCTCCCCATCCTTTTTGTCCCAGACCATGTGCTCCCAGCGGATCACCTCGTTGCCCCCGCAGCAGGGCATGAACGCGGCAAGGCGTCGGCGGTCGCTGCGATTTTCGAACTCCCAGGTGATCCGGCACGCGCCGCGGGTGCCGGGGGTGCTGGTAATCAGGGTCTTCCTGTCGGGAAAGTTGGTCTGCCGCGCCTCGGCGTTCTCGATCGGATCGCCCTTATCGTCAATTTCCAGGGGCAGGCTTGACGCCTCATCAACCCATAGGTTTTGGGCCGGCATCCCCTGGGCAGCGCTGCCGCTGTTGCCGCCGATGATCGACAGCAACATGTCCCCGTGGAACTCCTTCAGAAACATGGCGTTGGCCGCGTCCCTGCTCTTGCTGCTAATGGTCTTTGCTGCTACGGCAGGGGTGTCCTTAAACAGCGGGTCAAGCCGCTGCCTTACCTGCCGCTTGGCAAAGCTTTCGGTCGGGAACAGGATCAGGAAAGGCGCCGGGTCCATCGCAATGGTTCGCCCTAGCCAGTTCAGGCCGCATTCGGTTTTGGCCCCTGACTGGCTGCCGAAGATCAGGATCACGCGCCTGATCTTTTTCTCCCGTGGGCTCAACAGGTCCATAGGTTCCCGCAGAAAGGGCACCCGGTCGGTTCGCCACTGCCCAGGCTCTGAGCTGCTGCGTCTGGTCAGCTGCCGCTCGGCGTCGGCCCACTCGCTGACACTGAGATGCAGCGGCGGCTGAATGGCTTCGATGAAGGCATCTTCATAAATCTGACCGCCATCAGGCATTTTGCTTGAGCCCCTTGAGAGCGTTTTCGATCTCCTCTTCGAGCAGGGCCCGCACATCCTCGGGTTCGCTCATAGCAGCCAGCCGCGCAGCATTGCGGGTTGGGATGATCAGCAGCAGATCCCGCACTTGGCGGGCGAGCTTGGCGGCCCTGGTGCGGACCTCCACTTCGGTAACCACCTCGTTTCGATCCCTCAAGGCTCCGACCCTTGCACGCTCTGCGTCGTAGTGGAGTTTGCGCTTCATGCTGACCTCAGGGGCCTGGATCTCATCCTCTGGAAGACCCAGGATCAGGCTTTTTAGTTCGCTGTCACTGGGCAATCGATCGGACCCGGACGGAGGCGCAACAGATGCGCCAGGTTCGGGGGAGCTTTTTTTGTGGCTATTGCGAACCTTGACGGCATCCCAAAGGCGGTCGGCAATTTCAGAATCAATCAGAAATGAACCATCTTCTTGAGAAATCACCGCTGGTTTGATTCTGATTTCCCTGGCCTCCTTCACCGTTGGAGCGCTACAGCCCCTGTGCCTGGCGTACTGTGCCTGCGTCATTAATGGCATGTTTTTAGGGCAACCCTTAGCCTTAGCCTTATCCTAACGGCTAGCCTAAGCCTTACAGGTGCTTGAGGCGGGGTAGGGGTTGGTGCGCCTTGCCGGGTGATCGAGTAAGGCTAATTTTTGGCCACTCGCTAGAAAAAAACCGTGGTCCGAATAACCCTCAAAATGCCAAGGCCCGGAAGGACCCAACGCAGACCCCAGTCATGCCAAGGGTTTGCCTGCCGCGCCAAACCAGTAAATTTTTTAGGTCAACGCTTTGCGGCGCTTGATGCCTTTGAAACGTGTTCACCGTGATACAAAGCGGCTCGATCATCGAATGCGTGGGTTCCGTTGGGCATAGGCC